TCGCCGCCCTGTTCACACAAACTTAGTTTTCGCGCGTTGATGACCAAAAAAACGTCGAAACGCGACGACCGACCGAATGCGGTTCGCCGCGCGCGTGCTCCATCCGCCGCGCCGCCTTCGCCCGTCGCTCGCGGATCAGCTGCGGCGCGAGGCAGCGCCTACGATTCATATCGCGAAGCGCAGCGCCGCAAGGCGAGCGAGCGATCGCTTTCCGGCCGCGACATCGGCGAGCTCCCGGCCGTTGTCGATCCGGCGCGAAAGGAATCGTGCCGGCTCAACTTCCGGCTTTTCTGCGAGACCTACTTCGCGGACCAGTTCTATTTGGAGTGGTCGGCCGACCACCTGGAGATCATCGCCGCCGTGGAGGCCGCGGTGCTCAATGGCGAGCTGCTCGCGTTCGCCATGCCCCGTGGCTCGGGCAAGACCGCCATCATTGAGGCGGCCGCGTTGTGGGCACTGCTCTACGGTCACCAGCAGTTCGTCGTCATCATCGGCGCGACCGAAAGCCACGCGGCGGAGATGCTGGAGAACGTCAAGGTATCGTGCGAGACGCGCGACCTGCTCGCGGACGACTTCCCGGAGGTGATCTACCCGATCAAGAAGCTCGACCGAATCAACAACCGAGCGCGGGGGCAGCTGTACCGCGGCAAGCCAACCCACATCAAGTGGCGCGACGAGGACATCCAGTTCCCGAGCATCCCTGGATCGCCGGCGTCGGGGGGCATCATCCGGGTCCGCGGAATCACCGGCTCGATCCGCGGCATGGCCGTGACCCGCGCGTCGGACGGAAGGCGGGTGCGACCGTCGCTGGTGCTGGTGGACGATCCGCAGACAGACAAGAGCGCGAGAAGCCCGTCGCAGGTCGCCCAGCTGGACAAGGTGTTCAAGGGGGCCATCCTCGGGCTCGCCGGCCCGGACGTGCAGATCGCGGGGCTGGTCACCGTGACGGTCGTGGCCCCCGACGATCTGGCGGAGCGGCTTCTCGACCGCGAGCGGAACCCAGCCTGCCACGGCCGGCGGATGAAACTCGTCTACGAGTGGCCGACCGAGACCGAGCTGTGGGAGCAGTACGCAACGCTCCGGCGTGCCGGGCAGCGTAGCGGCGCGGGGACCGGCGAGGCCGACAAGCTCTTCGCGGACCACCTCGAGCAGATGACCGCGGGGTGTCGCGTCGGGTGGCCGGCTCGCAAGAAAATGGGCGAGCTGCACGCGATCCAGTCGGCCTACAACCTTCGCATCGACAAGGGCGAGGCGACGTTCGCGGCTGAGTTCCAAAACGAACCGATCCCGCTGGTCGACAAGACGGTCGAGGAGCTCACCGCTCCAGAGATCGCCGACAAGCTCAACCGCTACCCGCGCCACTTCGTCCCGCTGGCGTGTCAGTATCTGTCGATGTTCGTCGACTGCCAGAAGGACGTCCTCTACTGGATGATCTGCGCGTGGGAGGACTCGTTCACCGGGTACGTCATCGACTACGGTTCCTACCCAGACCAGAAACGCGCCTACTTCACCGTCCGCGATCTCACGCGACGATTGAGCGACGTGTCGAAAGCGAAGAGCACCGAAGGCGCGTTGCTCGAAGGGCTGCACGCGCTGACCGGTGCCTATCTCGGGAGGGATTGGAAGCGCGAGGACGGAGCGACGATGCGGATCGAGCGGTGTCTGGTGGACGCGAACTACCTGAGCGACACCGTCTACCAGTTCTGCCGCGAGTCGTCGCGGGCCGGCGTTGTCATGCCGAGCCACGGCCAGGGCGTGAAGGCATCAAGCCTGCCGTTCGCGATGTACGCGCGAAAGCCGGGTGACCGCGTGGGCCACTACTGGCGGATCCCGAACGTGGCAAAGCGGCGAGTGATCCGGCACGTCATGATCGACACAAACTATTGGAAGTCGTTCATCCACGCGCGGCTCGCCACTCCCCGAGGTGACCCCGGGAGCCTGACGCTGTTCGGTGAGCACGCCGAGCTCCATCGCATGCTCGCTGACCACCTGGTCGCGGAGTTCCGAGTCGCCAACACCGCAAAGGGTCGAACGGTCGAGGAGTGGAGCGCGCGACCGGGGCGGCCCGACAATCACTGGCTCGACTGCCTCGTCGGGTGCGCGGTGGGTGCGTCGATGCAGGGTGCGACGCTGGCCGGCGTCAGCACGTTTCGGCCAGCGAAGAAACAACGGGTGTCGTTTTCCGAGATGCAGCGCAAGCGGAGGGCGGAAGCATGACGACCGACAAGACGGAGCGCGTCGGGATCTCGTGTCCGCGGTGCGGATGCTGCGACTTGCGGACGTACCGCACCATGCGGGTGCGCGAGGGCATGATCCGCCGGTATCGAGAGTGCCGGTACTGCGGCCGCACGATGACAACGCACGAAGTGACCACGCGTCGCGAAGCTGAGCGGCGCCGCGGCGGCGCTTGACCGTCGACGGCCGGCGGCCGCCTGCCGATTGCTATACGTAGCAACACTTCCGGATTCATCGATTCCGCGCCGCCACTTTGTCGGCAAACGGCGTTTGTATCTCTAGAGGGTTCGCCTTCCGGAGATGCTCCTGGTGGCAGACGAGACGATCAGCGACGCGATTCGCGAGAACGCGGCAGGCCCGTTGAAGGCCAGCGGCGACTCGATCTCTGTCGAGCAGCACTCGATCGCCGACCAGATCGCCGCCGACCGCTACCTCGCGAGCAAGGCGGCTGCGAAGCAGCCCCACCGCGGCATGCGGTTTACGCGCATCGTTCCCCCGGGGGCCGTCTGATGGGCTGGTTCTCGGGGCTGTTCTCGTCGCCGAAGCAGGCCGTGCAGCGTGCCGTGCGGGTGATCCGCGCGGGCTACGATGCCGCAAAGACGACCGACGACAACCGCCGGCACTGGGCCAACGTCGACAACCTGAGCGCGAACGCGGCGATGTCGCCGTCGATCCGCCAGACGCTGCGGCAGCGGGCCCGCTATGAGGTCGCCAACAACTGCTACGCCGCGGGCCTGGTCCGCACCGTCGCGAACGACTTGATCGGCACCGGGCCGACGCTCCAGATCACGGCGCCGGACGGTTTCGACGCCAACCCGATCGAACGGTCGTGGAGCCAGTGGGCAAAAGCGGTGAAGCTCGCTCGGAAGCTCCGCTGCATGCGGCAGTGCCTGAGCCGCGACGGCGAGGCGTTCGCCATCCTGGTGACGAACCCAAAGATCGACCACCCGATCAAGCTCGATCTCCGGCTGGTCGAGGCCGAACAGGTCATGACCCCGGGGCTCGTGACCTACAACGCGGTCGACGGAATCGTCTTCGACGAGTTCGGCAATCCCGCGATGTACCACGTCCTCCGGACACATCCCGGCGACGTGCTGCACACGATGCAGTACGACGAGGTGCCGGCGGAGTTCGTGATCCACTGGTTCCGCCTGGAACGACCCGGCCAAAAGCGCGGGATCCCGATCCTCACCCCTGCCCTGCCGCTGTTCTCCAAGCTCAGGCGGTTCACGCTCGCAGTGCTCGGCGCCGCAGAGGCGGCCGCGATGCAAGCCGGCGTGCTCTACACCGACGGCTCGCCCAACGAAGACGACGTCGAGGGCGAAGCCTTTGAGGCCGTCGAGTTTGAGCGAAACATGTTCACGACGCTCCCCGGCGGTTACCGCCTGGAGCAGCTGAAGGCCGAACAGCCGACGACCACCTACAGCGAGTTCAAGGCTGAGCTCATCGACGAGGCGGCCCGCTGCGAAAACGTGCCCAGCAACATCGCGCGGGGAAACTCCTCGGCCTACAACTACGCCAGCGGTCGGCTCGACAACCAGATGTTCGGCCGGAGCCAGCACGTCGATCATTCGGAGGTCGAGGAAGAGGTCATCGACCGGATCTGGGCCGCGTGGATCGACGAAGCGGCTCGCGAGCCGGGCGTGATCCCCGACGGCTTTCCGCCGATGAGCGAGTGCTCGCACGAATGGCTCTGGGAGGGCCGCGAGCACGTCGACCCGGCGAAGGAAGCGAACGCCCAGGCCACGCGGCTGGCGAACCTCACGACCACGCTCTCGGCCGAATGGGCCCGCGGGGGCGGCGACTGGGAGAAGGCGATGCGGCAGATCGCCCGCGAGCGGCAGCTGCTCGGCGAGCTCGGTTTGTCGCTGCCCGACGCGACGCAGGTCACGAACACCGCCCAGGTGGCGAACGCCCTGACGGACGTCGCCGACCTCGAGGACGCGGCCGCCGTTGGCGTCGCCGCGGGCGCCACGATCGCCAACCACAAGGGGGTCCGCTGATGGATCGCCGCCGACGTCGCCGCCACGACCGCATGATCCTCGCCGCGGCGAACCGCGCGTTTGAGATCTGCGCCGCCGTCCCGGTGAAGATCGAAGCCGGTCCCGCCGACGCGACCTCCCCGGCCCCGATCACCATCGAGGCGTATTCCGGTGGCGTGATGAAGGTGACCGGCATCGGGCCGATGGTCTGCGACGTCAACGGCATCGAGTCGGACGGGCCCGTCGTGCTGCTCGCCGGCCACGACAACACGCTCGCCGGTGCTCTGGGGTCGGCCACGGTCCAGGTCGTCGACGGCCAGAGGCTCATGGCGATCGGCACGATCAGCCGCGCCAACCCGGCCGCGGCAACCGCGATCGAACTCACGCGCGATTCCGTTCCGCTCCAGGCGTCGATTGGCGCCGAGCCGCTGGAGCCGCCCGTGCGGATCCGGGCCGGCCAGACGGTGGACGTGAACGGCCGCAGCATCACCGCCGGCCCGGGGGGCTTCCTGCTCTACCCGCGGACGCGGCTTCGACACATCGCGATTCTGCCCAACGGGGCGGACGCACGGACCAGTGTTCAGATCGCGGCGGCAGCCGCACCAAACCAGGAGGGTTACGCCGTGGATTTCCAGTCGTGGGTCGAGTCTCTCGGGATGAAGTACGCCGATCTCACCGCGGAGCAGATCACCGTGCTCCAGGTGGTCTACGAGCAGGAGGCCAGCGAGCCGAACGAGCCGGGCACGCAGCCGGCGAGCGGTAGCTCGATGGCGGCTCCGGCCGGGACGACCCCGCAGGTGACCGCCTCCGCCGGCGCCACCATCGGTTCGTCGGCCGTCGCCCAGATCCGGGCCGAGCTCGCCGCCGAGACCGCCCGCGTCAGCGCGATCCGCACCATCTGCGGTGAACGCCACGGCGACATCGCCGCGAAGGCGATCGCCGACGGCTGGGACACCACCCGTGCCGAGCTCGAGGTGCTCCGCTCTTCGCGGCCCCGCCTGCCGGCCATCCACTCCAAGGAGAGCGGCAACGTGAATCTCAAGGTCATCGAAGCCAGCATGTGCATGGCCGCCGGCCTCGACGTCGAGAAGTCGTACAACGAGGAGACGCTCGACCGGGCCAGCAAGTACCGCCGGCGTGGGTTCCGCTGGCACGCGGAGCAGATCGCCGCGGCCGCCGGAAAGACGATCGACGCCGACCCGGGCACCCAGGAGTGGATCCAGGCCGCGTTCTCGACGAGCGAGCTCTCGGGCATCGTCGGCAACATCGCCAACAAGGCGCTGCAGAACGCGTTCCAGCAGGTTCCGACGGCGGCCGACAAGATCACCGCCACGAAGAGCCACACCAACTTCCAGCCGAACACCGTGTTCTCGCTGGCGATCAACGGTGAGCTCCAGGTCGTCGGCCAGGACGGCGAGCTCAAGCACCTCCGGCTGTCGGAGGAGTCGCGGACGCGTCAGGTTGTCACCCGCGGTGCCAACCTCTGCATCACGCGCACCCAGCTGGTCAACGACGACCTCAACGCGTTCGCCGACAACGCGAAGGCGCTCGGTCGCAAGGCCATCCATGCCCGGGAAAAGGCGCTCTTCGCCCTGCTCAACGCCACGGGCGCCGGGTCGAGCTTCTTCACCACGGCCCGCGGGAACTACTTCGAGGGATCGAGCTCGGCTCTGTCGAGCACCAGTCTCACCCAGGCCGTGCAACTGTTCCGCGATCAGGTTGGTCCGGACGGCCTGCCGGTGATGGTCGACCCGAAGATCCTCGTCGTGCCCACTGCCCTCGAGCAGACGGCAAAGGAGCTGATGAACTCCCAGTTTGTCGTCGGCCCGACGTCGGCCAAGACGCCGAACGTGAACGTCTGGAACGGATCGTTCACGCCGGTCGTGGCCCCGTGGCTCTCCAACAGCAGCCTCACGGGCTACTCCAGCACCGCGTGGTACCTGCTCGGCGACCCGAACGACCTGCCGGCCCTGGAGATCGCCTACCTCAACGGCCTCCAGACCCCGACGGTCGAGTTCTTCGGGATGGACACCACCCCCGACGTGCTGGGCGTGTCGTGGCGCGTGTTCTGGGACTTCGGCACCGCCCTCGGCGAGTACCGGGCCGGAGTGAAGAGCAAGGGCGCGGCCTGAGCCGCCCCTTCGCTCGCGTGATCCAGACGACCTCAACACCAACACCTCAGAGAAAGCGAGATCCAGATGGCGATTGCGAACTACATCAGCAGCGGAAGCCTGGTCGACTACACGCCCAGCTCCGACACGGCGGCCGGCGCGGTCGTCGTGCATGGAACCAGGGTGGGAGTCACGAAGGTGGCGATCCCTGCAAACACGCAGGGCGTGCTTTACGTCGAAGGCGTGTTCGAGATCGACTGTGCGTCGGGCACGACCTTCTCGGCCGGTGCGCTCCTCTACTGGAACGCCGGCACCGCCAAGATCACCACGACCAATACGGACACCTTCGCGGGCCGAGCCGCCGTAGCCAAGACCTCGGGCCAGCTGAAGGCCGTGGTTCGCCTGACCGACGCCTGACCGCGATTCCTGACGGACGCATGACGTGAGACCGGGCGCCGCGCTGAGCCCATGAGGCGCGGCGCCCGGTCAATCGGTTCGATTCTTCCGCCGGAGCTCGCCCGTGTCCTCAACCACCTGCACCGACGGAGTCGCCGCTGTCGAGCGGTTTCCCGCGACGCTGCGGCTGGGGTTCGTGGCTGGCGACGACTTCGCGTTTCGGCTGACGATCAACCGCAACCTCACGGCCTACACGCTCACCGCTGTCGTGCTCAACGCCGACACCGGCGCGACGGTCGCGACGTTTGGGACGTCCATGCAGACGGTGACCATCGCCGGCCAGACGGCCAGCCGCGTCACGCTCACGC